TTAGACAATTCTAGTGCTTCGTTATCAATATCAATCAAATCCATGTGCTTTACTTTGATATTCTCACAGATTAGAGGCACAAGAGGAAAGCCCAGCCAAGAATTTAATACAATAATATTATATGCTTTCTGTTCAGATGGAGGAATCCCATCATTTTCAGCTTGTATTATTTTTACTAGATTTTCCATCATCCAAACAGCAGCATCCATAGTGTTTGGGTTCATAGACTTTCTAAAGTCATCATGTTTGTGAGGCATTTCGTGCTCAATCTTGTCAAGCGCCATGCCCCAATATCTGAAACTAGTCAGAAAATTCAATTTTAACATCTTGTGGTCTCTCCATCGAATCGTATAAACATATAAAAGGTGTCTCTCTGTATTCAAATTCTTTCACATCATTTGGGTATTGATACCCGTAGTTATAACTGTATACCCAACCACTAGGAAAGTGTCCTATATGATCGTGACTAAACTTGTTATAAAATAAATTATCTAGTCCTCTAAAATAGAAAAACATTTGACTAGGATAGTCTCTAATCATCTTATTGAATCTTTTCATTTCTTCTGATTCAATTAGACTATCGTTCCATCTTAACACACTAGAATTTAAATCAGTATACTTGTGTGGTACATGCTCAGTATCTTTTTTCATTTTTTCTAGATTGTGCCACTCGGTCTTTACAAATAATAATTTGTTCTTGCACGGATGCTGTATAAAGTAGTCTATGTTTCTCTGAAGACCTATATCTAAATCCAAAAATAACTTTTCGCCTTTTTGTGTGACAACATTACTATCAAACAAATAAAGTTTGTTCCACCACTTTTCATAGTAGTTATCTTCTGGCAAAGCTATGACATTGATAGTTTTGAAAAGTCCATCACTATCTTCAGTGAGGCAATAAAATTCAAAATCTTCTTCAACATTTTCTAAACAATGTTTGTATATCTCATTCACATGAGATGAAGAGTACTTTGTTCCCCATTTAACTGTATAGATGTGTATCATTGCCAATGCGCTAATAAGTCAGGATCTGCTAAGTCATCTTGTTTAGTGCTGCCACGACTTTTATCTTCAAATGGCAGCAAGTCAATGTTGAATACACAAAGAATAGCACCTGGGCGATAAGTATCTACTCTCAGATCATCTTCGTCCCAAGATCGGCCACGATTGTATGAGTATGCCATCCAACTTGGGAAATGTCCCCATAGCTTTTCTTTACTAAAATCACCCCATCGCCAACTGTGATAGTTGTCAGTACCGTCAGTGAATGTGAACCATATTTGTTCTTGATGCTTTAACACATCTTTCCAAATAACTTCACATTGATCGTCACTCCATACTTGACAGCTACCGTTAGTATAAGCACCATGAGCAAGTTTAAACTGTCGGGTGTTCATTGGTCGAGGGTCTTGCCACCAACTGCGAAGTTTAGTAGGACGATCTAAGTCGTATGTAATGATAGGCCCCATATCATTCTGGATAATAACATCCAGATCCAAAAAGACGAAACGACCAGTAGGTTTATCTTCAGCAAAATTATGTGTGTTGAAGACAAATGTTTTAGGGCGATCCCAGCACCTAGCCATACCGTATTTAAAATTATCACTACCAAACCAATACTTAGGGTGAATGCTGTCAATGTCAGGGAAGTCAATTACTTTAATCTCCTCGTCTAGACCTTCAGGATGCTCAGTATAGCAATAGAAGTGAAAGTCAAACTTTTCAGGATCAGTATGACGCTTTGCCATATTCTTTAGTTTGTTCACAAAGTGAGGACCATACTTAGTTCCCCATTTGCAGCAGATGTAGTTTACTCGCATTTCCATAACCTCAATAAATCTTTATCTTTCAAGTCTTCAAGTTTTATCTGTGTTTTAGCTCTAGGATCAGGCGTTAGGTCTGTATTGAATACGCACAATTTAGCATCGGGTCTGTATTTAAATAGCTCTAAATCATCTGGATAACTCATGCCTCTATTGTATGAGTATACCCAATCAAAAGGAATGTTTGACCAGAAATCTCTGCGTCT